TATCGCAACAGGACCCGCCAGAAATGGCTGACATACGGAAACAATCTTTAGAGATTGTGGAGGGAGGTTTAATCGCCAAGGCTGTGTCCTTCTTGAAAGGGTTTGGCCTTGACGATGCTGGTTTGTTGGATTCCTGTGCCCCAATGATTGTCATGGTATTGGTTCTCGCATTGTCAGCTTTCATGCTGATCTCTGGGCCCAGTATCATGGCAGTTGGAGGCATGGGTTTTGCCTTGCACCAGTTGGCCACTAAATGCAAAGATACAAAGACTGTTATTGACAGTTTTTCCGGACTTACTAAGTGGATCACTGATAGCTTAGGCACTCTTCTTGGCTTTACTTGGAAAGATGCCAAAGGAGAACTTCGGGCTCGTTTGTTACAGCGTATGGAATCGCTGCGCAACGAGCTTGAGGATTATCAAACTGGCATGCGTGTTCATTTTCCGCGCATGTTACGTCAACCCAACTTCTTCGTTGATCTCTCGAAGAAGATTTCTGATATTGAGAAAATGGTTCACGAGATCCAAGAAACTGATCTGAATCTGGCATCATTTAAAGTTACGATTGATGAGCTGATTCAGGCCAAGCAGGCGTTATTTGAACGGTACACAACACTTGCAGAGAGTTGTTGTGGTAAGCAGATGCCTGTCGTTTTATACCTCTGCGGTCAGCCGGGTGTTGGCAAATCCTTAATCATTGAAGAGATGGTTGAGTTGTTGAAAACAGTGGAAGGAAATAGACACCTTTCATCATACACACGCAACCCTCTTGAGGAATACTGGTCTGGATATGCTGGCCAGGACATTGTTATTTATGACGATTTTGGATCAGATAAACAAGCTGAGCGAGATTTAGCTGATCTCATCGCTATGTATTCAGTGCAAACAATGCAATTAAACATGGCGGCCTTACCTCAGAAAGGAATGACTTTTACGTCCCGTTATGTTCTTATCGCTTCGAATGTGGAGTATTGGCGTCGCGTTAATACTTCTAAGATACGTAACCCGGACGCACTTGATCGCCGTAGGGATTTTTTCTACCGTGTTACCAATCAGGTTGGAATTTTGGTTCCCGATGGAACATCACCAAAACGCGCGGCCTTGTTGAAGACCGTGCTCACACCCAGATCACCTGACCCTGAGGGAGTTAACCCCATGCCTGTGGTGGCTCCACCTTGCCAAGGATTAACTTTGGATGTTTTGGCACGTGCCATGCATCGTCTTCAGCAGTTGCGGTATGATGAACACCAACAATATATTGATCGTCAACTCGACGCTATGATGCAAATTCGCCCTCAGGGCCCTATGATCAAGCGTAACGAGAAATGCAGGCCTAAGATTTATCTAGTACTTGGGCCACCAGGAACTGGAAAGACTACGTTGTGTGAAA